CCTCATAGTGACGAACAGCATGAGGAAATAGAAGCGTGGCAAGGCAAGTTTCAAAGATTACTAGAAATAGAATATAAAAATGCCAACAAGTAATCCGCTAGCTTATGCAGTGCAATTTGTTACCTTTACTAGAGATATAGATTTTGGATTTTTACCTAACTCAGGTAATATTCAATTTGTAAATATAAAAGTTGAAAATACAAATATTACACCTGCTAATGTTACTGTATCTAATATCACTACAAACGGCTGTGTAACATTTAGAGTATCAGGCACCTACGGTTCAGATATAGCTGTAAATGACACATATAAGGTGGTTGCGAATACATTAAATAAAACGTATGTTCAATATACTGATTTTTTTAGTGTAAACGTTGCTACTTATGAACATCTATATGAATTTAACCCTGAAGCTTTTGGTTATAAAACTATTAACATTTATTTCTTAGCTAATAATATATCTAATGTTTCTTATCAGCAGTTAGTCTACCCTGATCATTCGAGACATAGAGAAAGATGTATTGCATTAATAGATAGAGAATCCCCAAATAGAGGATAAAATGCCAGCTGCTACAAGAATTGGAGATGCGGATATTACACATTGTTCAGGTATGGTCCGGGCTCAAGGCTCACCTGACGTCTTTGTTAACGGGGTCGCCTGGTCTAGACAAGGTGATAATAATACACCACATTTACTACCTGGGTCTCCATGCCCGGGGCATGCAGCAGCTATCGCATCTGGTTCTTCATCAGTATTTGTTAATAATAGAGGAGCTGGTAGAGTGGGTGACTCAATTGCGGGGTGTACAGCTGTTGCAGCCGGATCCCCTAATGTTTTCGCTGGTGGATAACGTAAAAAGCTGGATAAATAATAAATGGCTAATAATTCCCGAACATATACAGATCTTAATCTTGCTTTTACCAGGCATCCTGCTACCGGTGATGTAACTAAAAAAACCGATGTAGAGGCTATAAAAGCATCTTTAAAGAATCTTATCCAGACTAAAAACTACGAAAGACCGTTCCAACCAGAGATCGGCTGTCAGATTCATGGTTTATTGTTTGAGAACTTTACACCTGTGGTTAAGCAGATCATGAGACGAACAATTGAGCAAATGATTGACAAGTTCGAGCCACGAGTAACCTTAACAGATGTAATTATTGTAGATGATTCCGATATAAATGGTATAAAGTTGGACCTTTATTTTAGAATCAATAATACTCAACAACCAGCAACTTTAAGTACCACCTTACTTCGAATAAGATAAAATGGCAAATTTAAGAATCGCGGAACTTGATTTTGAAACAATCAAGGATAATCTCAAAGAATTTTTAAAGTCTCAGAATGAATTTTCTGACTATGACTTTGAAGGGTCAGGTTTAAGCGTTCTTTTAGACATTTTAGCGTATAATACTCATTATAACGCCTATCTTGCAAACATGGTAGTTAATGAGATGTTTTTAGATTCAGCTGTTAAAAGAAGTTCAGCAGTGTCTATTGCTAAACATCTTGGTTATGTTCCAACCTCAATCACCGGTGCAGTTGCAGAAGTTGATATTGTTGTTAATAATCCAGTTAATTTTCCTGTATCACTAACATTAGAAAGATACACACCCTTTTCCTCTTTAATAAATGGAACAGGTTATACTTTTTTAAATACAGAACCTGTTACAATCTCACCTACCAACGGAGTCTATTTATTTTCTGGTGTAAAGATTAAGGAAGGTAGACTTCTAGAGTATTCTCACAACGTAATTAATCCTGGTCCAGATGAAAAGTATATTATTCCTAACACTGATGTAGATATTTCATCAATTTTTGTAACAGTTCAGGAATCTTCCAGTGATACGACTACAGAGTCATTTATCAGAGCTACAGACATCTCTAACTACGATGGATCGTCCAACATCTACTTTGCAGAAGAAAATGCTCTAGGACAATACGAAATATATTTTGGCGATGGGATTGTAGGTAAAAAATTAAAAGCCGGTAATATTATTACTATTCGCTATTTAGTTAGCTCAGGGATCATTGGTAACGTTTCAAGCGTCATAGATCAAACTTTTACAGCTACCACCACTATAGGTGGATCAAACGATGTAACAGTTACAACTATAGCCAACTCTACTGGTGGTGCAGATAGAGAGGGTATTAATTCTATTAAATTTAATGCCCCTAAAGCTAGTCTTGCAAAAGATAGGGCAGTAAATAAGTCAGACTATAGTACTATTATTACATCTAATTTTCCTGGAATTAAATCAGTTGCAGTGTGGGGTGGTGAAGAGAATATACCACCAGCTTATGGTAAGGTGTTTATTTCTTTAACCCCTAGCCCTGGGTACACTATCGATGCTGCAGTATTAGAGTCTATAAAAAATGATGTACTACGAGATAGACAAATATTAGTCGTATCTCCAGAGTTTGTTGATCCTGATTATACCTACCTTCAACTTATAATTAATTTTAAGTATAATAAGAATTTAACCACGCTGCCTCTATCTTCGATTATTGAGCTAATTAGAACCAACGTTAGTACATTTTTTGTAAACAACCTTCAATCTTTTGATAAGAACTTTTACCATTCTCAGCTTGTAGAAGTTCTTAATAATGTAAATCCAGCTATAGTAAGTATTAATTTAGAAGTTGCAGCTCAGAAGAGATTAATTCCTGCATTAAACATATCTAACGGGTATACTGGTAGTAACGCTATTAATTATAATAATAGGCTACATCCAGGGGAAATTAGATCTACTAGATTTTTTATTACTCAGGGTGGTGAAAATATTGCTGTAAGATTAAGAGATGTACCAGATCAAATGCCACCAGATTATGATGGTACTGGTAAAATTATTATGTATAATGCAGAGACAGATATAAAAATTGCTGACGTGGGTACAGTAGATTATGTTACTGGATTAATTAATATCACAAGTCTTATACCTACAGGATTTCCTGCTGGTGTATTTGATATTAGAATAAATGCTACTCTTCAAGAATTAAGTACCGATGTAATAACATCGAAAAACCAGGTAATCGATCTCGATGATACAACGGAATATGAATTAGCTAACAGAGAATCTGGTCTAATTATTTCAGCTGCGGCAATTTAATGTCAAGAATAAAAGAAAAATTATCGGTCTTAATTAATAGTCAGCTACCGGAATTTATCCGTACTGATTACGATACATTTGTTACCTTTTTAGAAGCTTATTATGAGTACTTAGAGCAAGATAAACAAGCTCAAGAACTACTTCAGAACGCTTTATCTTATTCTGATATAGATAAAACTACAAGCGATTTTATTGAGTATTTTATAAAGCAGTATTGTGACAATATACCTCGGAATGTTTTAGCAGATAAAAAACTTCTAGTAAAGTATGTAAAAGATCTTTATAATTACAAAGGTAGCGAGAGGTCATATAAACTACTATTCAGACTGCTCTATAATGAAGATGTAAATTTTTTCTATCCTAGTGATAATATATTAATACCTTCTAGCGGCCAATGGCAGCAAGATTCAGTAATCCACTTAGAGACTATTGATGGTGATCCTTATTCAGCGCTAGGTAAAAAAGGTATTATCATTAATGATAAGACATCTAATCGAATAGTTTTAAGATCAATAAAACAAGTAAGAGTTATAGAAGATCCGGTTACAGGTGTAGAATCAATTAGTGATAATATATTTGAATTTGTAATCGATAATACAACTAACGTACCTGTAGTAATTGGCGACTTAGTAGAAATTAATGGATATAGAGGTAGAGTTCTTCCAATACCTATAGCGGTTAGCATAGTATCTCCGGGTAAGAATTTTAAAATTGGTCAAACATTTGATTTAAGATCAGGTGTAACAGGCATTGGTGCTACGGTTAAGGTAACTAACGTTGTAAAAGTAACCAACGTAGACGATCAAGGTGCTATTCTTAATGCTGAATTATTAAGATTTGGTTCAGGTTATTCTATTGACTTCTATTCTTCAATCGCATCTCAAACTACCGTTTTCGTTCCTGATTTTACCTATAACACCTCTACAGGTGCTGTAACTATTTCAGAAGCATATACAGGATTTTCTGATAGCGGTTATATTTCAAGACCCACATATGCCGAACCTACGTATTTTTTAACTGATTATGCTAGCCAAATTGTCTCCTACTTCAACTATTTTGCTAATGATGGTAGTGTAGTTGCTCCAGAAGACGAAGCTGTTCTCCTTGTGACAATTGGAGCTAAAGGTAGAACACCAGGTTACTATAAGTCTAACAAAGGCTTCCTAAGTGATGATGTAATTAGAGTACAAGATGCTGATTATTATCAGCCTTATTCCTATGTATTGTCTTCAAAAAATCGTTTAGAAGATTATAGAAAAGCTGTACTAGATATTTTACACCCGGCAGGTCTAAATCTATTCGGGGAACTATTATTATCTAATGAGTTTAATGTAGCCCCGACGCTACAAACTACGTTCGACTTCCTACGTATTGTTTTCTTTGATACATTTACGACTAGTGATTTTGCAATAAAAGACGTAACAGCAATTCAAAATTCAACCTTTAATTCCGTTGAAGATATTGCAAAAACAATTACATATCCTACATCTAATACTTGGTCGAGTATATCAAGTTGGGATGATGATGCATTAAGAAGATTTATTACTCGTCAAATTAATGACCCTACGGTTGCAGGGTATCCAGGTGCTGACGAAGATACTAATACAACACCTTCAGATGCAGATGAGAAAACTGTAAGTATTATATTACCTGATTCTAATAACTTCTCAGAATCTAACGTAATTACAACAACCGATTACATAAGAGATCTGACCGGTGTAGCTAATTCAATATGGGCAGATTTGGATGAAGTTACACTTACTGTAGGATTGGAACCAACCGATAATACCACACCTACAAGTAGCAATACAGAAATTTGGGTAACTAACTATTCTAACGATCCAGAAGAGTATTTCCTTCCAGACTACTTGAATTTTTATGTGGTGGATCAATACTACGCAGTATAAATATTGTAGATTTATATCCAAATAATAAGTTGGGTTAACCATCCACATATTAAAGTAAGAAATTTGTAAAAATTAAGGAGATTTAAATGAGTGGCTTAAACGAGTTACTAGAAATCCACGGTAAGCTTACCATCACTAAAACAGATAAAGATGGTAATACCACAACTACAGAAGTACCTAATCTTGTTGTAGCCACTGGTAAAACTGTTATCGCTGCACGACTTGCAGGTAA